GGTATCCCCGCCTCTTTCCATCCTTTGTATATGGTGCATTCTCTTGGACGTAATTTTCCTCACTGGAAAAGTACCATGCAGTGTAAAGCATTTGGCAAATTTCCAATTGGATCTTGATGACATGCTGGTCACATGACATCTCTGCAATTTCAGCAGGAATCAATGAAAGAAAGAAAATGTTCATTCTTGTAGTCGTCGGTGTTGTAAACACGAACTTCGATATCACCGAAGAAGATAGAATTGTTGGGGAGCTTCCAGATTTTCTCCTTGGTTTGTTCGTTAGCGTGACGCGTCGCTTCCTTCAGGGTAAAGAAGAAGTCACGGTCGAGGATTTGGTTTGCGAGGACAACGTTGGTGATGAACATATTTTAGATGATTTATTACATTTATGATCCTACTTAGGCATACTATAATCCTCTCCATCGGATACATATTCCTCCTCATCTACAACTTCTTCATCCTCATCCTCATCGGGTTCCACATCTAGAGTCTCATCTTCAATGGGTTCATCAGACTTCAAAGGTTCATCTTCTCCCTCTTCCTCTTCCTCCACCTCCACCTCCACCTCCACCTCCACCTCCACCTTCTCTTCCTTCTTCCTTTTTACTTTCTTAACTGGCTGTTTATCGAAAATCTTTTCTAGAATTCCTGGTACCTTTTTAGCGTATCTCAATTTCCTATCGTGATTCTTTTTAATTTTTTCCAGAAACTCTGTACTAAATCCATGTGCCTTATATGCCTGAAGTATAGATTTAATAGGTGCTAGCTTTCCATGTCGGTAGTATTTTTCATACATTGTCGCAATGTCTCCATTTACCTTGACTCGCACAATACCATTTTTAAGCACACGGAGGATGACTTGGATGCGATCACCAAACTCGAGTTCGGGTTCGTCTATCCGTTGGGGTATGGGACGGGGTGTCGATTTGGGGAGTATAGGTTCAACATACGGAATACCGAGGTTTTTATGATTCTGCTTCAATGCTTTGACATAGTCATCCATCTTGTATATAGGATACTTTACAAACGTAAACACGTTTGGTGGTTTGGAATTAATTATATCATATAAAAATGCACCTTCTTTAGGTTTATCCCCCCTAATAGGTGGAGGGCATCTAACACGCTGCGATGGGCGCTTGAACATGCTCATTTTGTTTTTCGATGTTTATCTCTTCTAACTTAGGTTGTAGAAAAAAGTCCAACTCACATCTAATCAAATGTGCAGATTGTTCATTCTGATGGGTATAATAGGGGCCCCAAATCTCAAACACCTTCCGCTCCTTATCGTACCATAAATAGTCGAGACCAAGCTTCTTGGTGAGCCAGTAAAACTTCTTACCAGTCTTACCAATGAACGCAAACACTTGGTCTTCAGTATAGTTTGATACGTCCATTTGAGAGTAGTGTGCGTTCGGGGGGGTGTAAGGGGCCATCGTTCTTCTTTGCTAAAGATGCCTCCTTTTGTTTAAGTACATTTCTTACGTGTTTTGAGGAATATACTTCCCTTTTGTTTTTCTTATCGTTTTTAGTCACACGTTTCTTATGTTCTTTATACTCCATTTATAAATTTCATGTTTATTTTTTAACTTAGGCTTCTTCTTCATCAACAAGAGAAATGTCATCGTCAGTCTCACTCTCATCAGAATCTGTGCATTCATAGTCTTCATCTTCACTATCATCCAGAAGTACAAACCCTTGAGGAACTTTAATAAAAAGATCAGTTTCCTCTAGATTTTCTACATCATAGAATCCTGATATAGACTCTTTCAAAACTTCTTCATGATCATCTATGAAGTCATAAAAGTTTTGTGTATTCTTTTCAAGAAAATTTACAATATAAGAACCTTGATTCTCTAAAACCGTCCGTGCAATCTGTGTCGTGCCATCTTCACATTCAACGTCAATGATCATAACTATATGGTTTTGAATTTAAATCTTTAATAATAATAAATGGATAACCTCAAGAACTGGGGTATTCATTATATATCAAACAGAGAGTTGCACCCCAATGATGCTGTCATGTTTGATATAGATGATACACTCATATTCACTAATGGTCACCCAAATAAACCTATTATTGAGCTTCTTAACGTAGCTGGAAAAATGGGGTATCATATCGTAATTATCACGGCGAGACCTGGAATAAAACATGTGATACGATGGACGATTGAACAATTAAAAGAGTATGGTATCGGGTACGACTATTTGGGATTTACGAGTGCTGAAACAAAAGATCTTATGAAAAAGAAACTACCCTATCACTTCATTCTTTCTGTGGGTGATATGCCAACCGACCTCACAACTTCTGAACACTCCCTTAACATTTCCAATTACGATCACAATTGAGACAACTCACAAACACTGTCATAGGTTCATCCGCTGATCTTGTCTGCATTTGATAGTATGTAGTCTTATTAGACTTACAGCGACCACACACGAAAAATCCCGCTTGATTCTTAATCTCTTTCTTCAAGTATTCTTTTCTCATTTCTTTGTGAATTCTCAACTCCATCTCTTCAGCATATAATCCACCTGGATGTAACTGTTCAGGGCGCATATCGATAACATCCTTCGTTTTCAACTTCTTTTGAACAATTTTATTTACCAACTCTGGATTATCTTTCAGACTTTTTTGAAGAGATAAAAACTTATGCTTATAAATATTACTATACTTGTGATTATCCCAAGCCGCTGGCTCATCCATTTCTCTTACACGATCAGTCGCATGGTTTAATATACATTTCTCGAGATTGATACATATCGTGTCATCTTCAGTGATCTCGAGAAGTGTGGCTAAACGCTCGATAACAAATTGTCGAGTCTTGTTTTCCATTCTTAACTTATACTGTCACCATTTCTTTATTTACTTAGGGTAGAGGAAGTCCTTCATAAGGATTATCAATGTTGGGACTGTCAAAAGCATCAGCTACACGACGGGATGGGTTAGTATCCACGAAACCGTAGCGATAATCAGCACGACCAGATTGGTACAACTCTCTCGATTTATATACCATCCAGATGGAAACGATCAGTATAGCCAAGGCTAGTAAGTATCGGTTGTTCATTTACAATTTGTGAATATTTTTTTATGGGGGGACTTTAAGATGAATAAAGCAATTCTCATTCACGAGAAATTAGGGGACATTGTAGAGATAGATCTCGACATAAGCCCTCACAAGAATGAAATATTTAAACTGTTGGAGGGGGGACAAACATTCATTGGACAATGGCCTGATATAGACGTTGTCATCATGAAACCCGAAGATGGTAAAATGAAGAATGAAAACATTTTACCACACCCGTTTGATGTAGAAGAAGTGTATGGGAAAATTTTACTTGTACGAATGGATGAAAACTCGGAACATCAGGACTTCACCCTAAACGAGTACGGGAGGTACAAACGCCTCCCCGCTTAGTACCGCATTAGCATACTTCATACACAATTGAAAATGTATATACGCAAAGTCGATGGGATTATCAATTGTAGGCTTTCCTGGTAATGGGTTAGTGTTTACTGTACTCAAAATATCGATACTCTCACCACCGATAGACCTTGCCATAACACCACCAACCTTTTTCAACCACATAGCATGTTCCTCCTTTTTACAGTCGAAGCTCCGAACAAAGTGAGCCATTTTATATTACTTGGGATTCTTTTCTATAAGTAACCTCGCACTTGGATCAGTTACAGTAGTCCATTTAGGTCGCCAGATCTCAGAAATCAGGTGATCATTATCATTCCCGTACATCTTCCAAAAGATGTTTCTGTATAGAGCCTCCTCCTTAGTCAAAGGAATATTATGACCACGGGATTTTGCCCTCGTCTCTCTAAAAAGTGTGTCATCCACACCATCTTCGGCATACTTTTTAATCTTATCTACCCAATTCGTCCCAACTGCATCACTCATACCATCCTTCTGTCGCCATAAGATCTCATCGGGGAGGTATCCTTCAAACGCCGACCTAAGAATCTTCTTCTCAATCTTTCCAATCTTCTCATTTTGGTTGATAGTCATACAGAAATCGATAAATTTTTTATCTAGGAATGGAACAATAAGATCTAGACCATGCGCACCCGCACATCTATCCGCCCTCAACCCATCAAACTGGTGAATCAGTCTCAGACGTCGCATATTTTCACATGCAAATTCATCCACATTTGGTGCGTTACGGAAATAGAGGTATCCACCCAAAATCTCGTCACTCCCCTCACCTGAAAAGATGTATCTACATGAGGTATGCTGCTTGATATACTTACAGAGAAGCCACATGGGAGTACTCGCCCTAACTGTCGTCGTGTCATATGACTCTAGGGAGTAAATGACATCATTGATATGAGAAATACCTTCCTCAGGTGTAAAAGTCACCTCCGTGTGATCAGTTTTTAGGTAGTTTGCTACTACCCGAGCAGCCTTGAGGTCTGGACTTCCCACAAGACCAATGGAGAATGTCTTAATCTTTCCCAACTTTCTGGTTGCAATGGAACAAATCAAACTACTATCAAGACCACCTGAGAGGAGAAACCCAATATCCCTCTCAGTGTTCTCGATACGGTCAGTTACAGCGTGCTCGAGGGTTTCACGGAGCTCTCGTTGGAAACCACTCTTGATGTACTTATTTACTCTCCAGTATCCATTGTGATAACACACAAAGTCGTCGATGTATGAATCATAGATATGACCAGGTGGGAATATACAAATTTCACTATTCAAGAATAACAAAGCCTTGACTTCACTCGCAAATGCAATGGAATTTGGTGCGTACCGTGTGTAAAAGAGTGGGCGAACACCCACGGGGTCACGGGCAGCGATTATGCGTTTCCCATCTGTATAAGTAAGGGCGAAATCACCGTTAATGTTTTCGAGGGCTTTCATAATACCATAGTCACGGATAAGTGGCATGAGTACTTCACAATCACTTTTACTCTTCTCATTTCCGGTACGAAATTCTCGATGGTTATAAATTTCACCGTTACACACTAACATCTCGTTACCTTCCCTAAAGGGTTGCATACCAGCCTCAGTAAGATCATTGATAGCGAGACGATAAAAGTCCATACGACATTTACCCACTGTTTTGGTTCGATACCCATCCGGGCCTCGGTGAGAAAGGAGGTATGAAGAAACTTCTACTTCATCACCGAAGAGGGCTAGGATGCCACACATTATTTGTACATGTTAATTTACTTTTAAGTTATATTCTCAGTGTATATTAAAAATGAATGTGGTTATATTTTTCGTCGTATTCATGATGATGGTGGGATTAGCCATTGCTGGATACTTCGCATATGACAAATACGTTAAAAAAGCTAAACCAGCTACGGGATCTCCAGCTACGGGATCTCCAGGAGAACTCGTGATTACAGGGGAAGGTGCTACTATGTCTAACACGGAGAAATATATGCTAATGCCTGACTTATATCGATGCTATAGAGAAAGTGGAGAGATGGAGGATTATTGCTCCGCGTATGATAAGAATGAGAATAACGGATTTGCGTATGTATATGACTTAACTTTAGGGGATAGTCGAGGATATAACAGTTGTCCAGGAGGTGGACATGACTGTTGGTACATTGAAAAATACGACAATGAAGGTACCATGATTGATGTAGTTAACAAAAATGGTGAATCCATGTTAAATAAGATCGCCGACGATGTTTGGAATGACAAGTGGGATATGGAAAATGTCAGACTTGTACGAGAAGCAGGCAAGATATTCGAATTTAAGGATGGAAAACTAGTAGCTAAAAAGAAGTGGGGTGGAGGACCTGGGGGACCAGGCTTCGAAGTTGGAGACGTTATAAAACCAACCGATTTTCCATCAAGTATGTATTTCATAGGACTTTTCATCGCTATGAAAATGGCAAACGCTGAAAAACCTACTAAAATTACCGTGAATATCAAAAACGCGAAAGTTGTATTTGATAAGATGAAGATCAGTCGTGGGGAATCCGTGGCTGTGCCATCACCGAGTGAGCCACCCGCGAGTGAGCCACCCGCGATACCAGAGGCTGAACCGGAGACTGTGCTATCAGAGGTGGAAAAGGCTGCGCGAGATGCCGCGGTTCGGGCGGGAAATACAGTTTAATTTACTTTTAAGTTATATTCTCGGTGTATATTAAAAATGAATGTGGTTATATTTTTCGTCGTATTCATGATGATGATGGTGGGATTAGCCATTGCTGGATACTTCGCATATGACAAATACGTTAAAAAAGCTAAACCAGCTACGGGATCTCCAGGACCCACACCAGGACCCTCATCATCAGGCGATGTCATCGTTATCACAGATGAGGGTTCCACATTTGAGACCCAGACTTCAGGAACCGAAACCTATATTGTTATGCCCAGGCAGAGCAAATGCTATGCGAGAGATACTGACCCAAGTTGGTGTAGTGATATTAATCCATTAACAGAAATGAATTATGTATTAGACCCAGTGGGTGGTAGTATTGCTACTAGTGGGAATTTTGAGACTTCATGGGACGCGGATACGAACATGTGTGCAGATGGAACACAAAACTGTATCTACGAAGAGAAGTTTGATGAGAACCGCAAATTGATCGGTATTACAAATGCACAGGGTGATGATTTCATTCAAAAATTTATCGATGATATATACTCTGGGGCGATAGACTTCAATGTAACCAGAACTGTGCAGGGTGAGCCTCAAAATCTTAAACAATTTCTGCAAAAGATGGTTACTTTTGATACAACTACCGGAAAATTAAGCTTGGGTGGACCGACGGGAGAGGGTGATGAAATGGAAACTGTTGAAGTAATTCCAGGTAATACCATGAGGGATGAAAGGGTTATTGATGGTAAAATGAAAATGGCAGTTGGTCAAATGGTCATGTTCATCATATTCTACTATTACTCTAACGACCTCCCCAAACCAACAATTAAATTAAATCTCACTTCTCAGAAGACTCTCGGTGAGGTCTACCAGATACTAAGAGAGGAGAGAGCGGCTGCGACTGCGAATGCGGCTGCGGTGGATGAGCCCGAAATGTCCAGTGCTTAAATTATTCACATTTCAATTTATACTCCAATAGATCCCTGTATGCAGCTTCATCAACTACTGCATCCATCTCTTGCCCCGACATGTCAAGTGATTCTATGTTACCATCTGTAACACTATCAAATCTCAATACACAATAAAACGATGTATTTGTCCGAGCCGCAATTTGATCAACTGTCTCAAAATCATAAGTATCTATTTCTAAATAACGCATCACTTGTTCAGGGGTCCGTAATTTTATACCAGAGCTTTCTATTTTTTTCTTTCTACTAGACATGTCAAATGACGGCCAAACCCCGTGTCTAGCTCTAAATGATGATACATATTCTACACATTTACCAGCAGTCTCCCTTTCCTTGAAACAGATGAACCTGGGTTTGTGCATTGGATCCACGAGGCTTAGGTACGTCCCATTTACAGTTAATTTTACAAAGTGATACTCCATATAATATATATAAGGAAAAAACTTTAACTAATATATATGAACTTCCCAAAAACACCTGGTCAGTGTAAATATATGCTCGCCCTCAGGTCACCCAAGCCTATCATCATTGGAACAGGGCCTGCGGGTTCGGGGAAAACGATGCTTGCGTGTCAAATTGCTATCGATCATGTGACTAAATACCAACGCCCAAAAATTGTACTGACTCGGCCCATCGTGGCAGCCGATGAAGATATGGGATATCTTCCAGGGGATATGGATCAGAAGATGGAACCATGGACAAAACCAATGTTTGATATTTTTGAGCAATACTTTTCATACAATCAGATCGAAAGGTTTGTAAAGATAGAACCACTTGGATACATGCGTGGTAGAACGTTCAGTGATACACTCATCATCGCCGATGAGATGCAAAATGCTACACCCAATCAGATGAAAATGCTTTTAACAAGAGTCGGTGAAGGTACCAAACTCATAGTGACCGGTGACTTGGAACAATCCGATCTCGGCCCTGATAATGGACTTGAAGACCTCGTCTATAACATGCAGTGTCAAGATCTTGAGTACATCGTACATGTAGAAATGGAAGATGAAGATATCGTTCGACACCCAGCAGTTAAAGAAGTGCTCGGTATATTATCAAAATGACGAAAGTTATCATCGCTCTCCCTGGTCGGACATTTTCGGGTGGGTTTATGTTGAACCTTCTCGAAACTGTACAAACTTTAAAGTCTAAAAACTATAATGTAATGATTACAAATGAATATTCTAGTTATGTCACGTATTCTAGAATGAAAACCCTAGGTCTCGATATCCTTAGGGGTGCCGACCAAAAACCATTTGGTGGTAAAATCGAGTATGATGTATGGGTCACGATTGACTCTGATATTAGGTTTACACCCGAACAAATCATCGAACTCATAGAGGATACGAAGACATATCCAATCGTCTCGGGACTTTACCGAATGCAGGACATGGTCCATTACGCATGTGTCAAAGAATGGGACTTGGATTATTTTAAAAAGGTCGGTTCCTTCAAATTCATGAAGTCTGATGAAGAAGTCAAAGATAAATACATATCTGTTGCATACAACGGTATGGGCTTTTTCGCATGTCGTAAGGGGGTCATAGAGAAGTTGAAATATCCATACTTTACCTACCCCCTGATAGAGATGGAAGGTGAAGATGGGAAGATGATTCGCGATACGTGCTCCGAAGATATATCATTCTGTAAGAACCTCAAGGACGCTGGTTTTGATGTAATCGTGAATACAACCCTTCGTGTTGGACACGAGAAAACTCTCGTAATTTAATAGTTTGTACATCGTTATTGAGTAATCTGAGTTCTCGATCTACCCGTTTTAACCGTTCCTCCATTTTTTTCCGTTCTCTTTTTATATTTTCGTACCAATTCAATATCTCGTAGATTTCCTGATCGATCTCTTTATATCGCTCGGCAAGTTTATAGTCTATAGGAAGATCTCGGAGGTCTGCTACAATCTCCTCACTGAGTACATCGAGACCCAGGCATGCGTCTTTGAATTCTTCCATCGTACTTATGTAGAGTATTTATTTTTTAATCCAGTAATCAAGTTTTAAATCCGCTCGACCGGGTGCACAAGTAAAATCCAATCCTTCAATTGGATATGGTTTATCTTCAACTTCGACATTCGTCACGAGATCTTTCCGAACATACGTAACTTCAAAAATGCGTGGAAAATTGGTATCCAGCCACGGTTGAACTGGTGAATTATTTGCGTGTATATGTGTACATATGAATCTTTCATTCATGAACGTGAATACATAATCGAAAATAGTTTCCATCTTTACAATCTGTACTAAATCAATTGGGAGATGAAATTCAATCACAACCTGTGAAAAATTATTAATCATTCTAAAATTACTATTTAATATATGCCATTCGGATCCTTCGATATCAATTTGTGCGAATAAATTTTTACAATCAATGTGATCATTTTTAACGATGTGATTATCAATCGTATCCATATCATGTGTTTTTTGGTAAGAAACACCTTCTTTAAAAAAATGTAAATAGTCTGGTTTATCTGTGATAGCATCAACTGTGTGGTCATACACATACGAATCTTTACCGTATATTTTATAAAATTCCTTTTCGAAAGTTATTTGGTCATCTGAACCGTAACTATACAGTGCGTCATATTCGGGTAATCCCTCACATACAACATATCCACCATCAGATTCATTACCAATTCGCATCTTTTTTAGATTGGTTTTATGAGGAATGATATATTTCCTAAGTTTGTTACACACTTTTATGAATTGCTCGGGTAAGGAATCCATATCAATATATAACAATGTCATTCTTTAACACATGTTAAAGCCATGCGTGGTTCGGCTTTGAAACCGAATGCATTCTCATATCCAGTTAGAGTACCATCAATCATTTTAACCTTCCCGTCATTCTTATATACTCGTCCCTGAAAATCCGGCCAATTGATCCAACCAACTTCATTGACTTTGAGATCTTTGTTCAAGTGTAAATATTCCTCTGTGATGCATGGATATATGTTGATACATGGTACAAAAAACGCATCACATTGTTTCTCCATTAGGACAATTTTGATCTTCTTAATCATATCTTCAGTTGGCATCTCATTGGCATTTAGTTGGAATATATAGTCTCCGGTAGCTTCATTAGGTTTTGGTTCAATCATAATGTCATCATTGGGATCTTTCATCTTCTCTAGAAATTCTACAAGCTTTGACCTATCTCCCTCACCTTGAATAGAATAGGTGATTTTGATATCACTCTCATAACTGATACTCCTCCAATCGAGAGACTTACCAGTGATTGTATTTTTACCATACTTGTGGACATTTCGTTCTTTTAGTGCATTTACATATTCCATATCTACCAAGTCTGGGTGCACATACCAATCTTCATAAACTATATCTGGCTTTTCATGATGAATATCTTCAAATACACAAACATACCCACGTTTCTTGAAAATTTCACGTGATTCCTCACGAACTGCTATGTGATTACCACCCTCGTACACATCATGTTCAAAAGTCACTATAGCAAATTTATGACGATCCATAACCTCACTATCGAGCTTTCGTAAAGCTTTGATAGTCGCATCACCATCTAGGTCAAGAGAAAGATAATCGATGTTGGATGGCATTTCCGTCTCGTCCATTAACCGCTTATAGTCAAGTGTAGTGGCATCACTTATGACATGCACAGATTCTGGGCGATGCTTTTCGTACCCAGCTCGAAAATGCTCAAAATAATCAAATATAATACCTTTCCAACCAAATTCAGACTCTAGGATGTACGTATTATTGATATGAATGGGTTCATGTGCACCCATATCTAAGAATGTTCCATTCTTCTTGTTTTTCAAAACATTGAGAACAAATTTATCTTGTAGCGCTTGACCATTAAAATGGGACATACTATAAAATAAACATATATAGTCTTTATATATTTAAAGTTTTTAATGATTATTTGAGTAATGATAACAGAACCTGATTGGAAAGGTCATGTATCCAACCCCGATGGTCGAGTTATCATCGGTGATAATACAGAAATAAAAGAATTTGTAGTCGTAAATAAACCTACTGATAAAGTTACATCCATAGGTAAAGACTGTTACATAATGAGTCATGTTTTTATCGGTCATGATTGTGACATCGGGGACAATGTACAGTTAAATCCTGGGTGTAGTATAGCTGGATTTGTAAGTATAGGTAATTTTACTCATATCGGTATGAATGCATCTGTACACCAGAAATCAATAATTGGTAAATACTGTATGATTGGTGCGAGTAGTTTTTTCAAAGGAGAATCTCCCGATGGAATCGTGTGGGGTGGTGTTCCATCCACCCCCCTAAAAGTCAATACAATCGGAATTGAACGTTCTACGATGACAGATGAAGAAAAATTATTAATGACCAAAGCCGCTGAAAAGTTCATTGACATTTTCAAGACTTCTCGCAATGTCTAGAGGATATCCAATTGAATTTTTAGAAAAGAAGTGTTTAATATTTTCTTCAATTGCATCGGTTCTTTGTACATCTCCAACATTTTCAATAAAAAATTCATTGTCAGAATTCCACCTATATACCGTATCCGTAGAATAGATGCTGATACTACGCATTTTTTTCTTTGATGAATTACTCACTTCAATATTAAATGTAACACCTCCTTTACTTTGACCATTAATCAATACGGATGTATTGTTTGCATATACAACTTGAATGTTATCGATGACATCTTTGAACTTTATGAGAAAAAATGACAAGATAGAAATGGGGTGAATTGCCAAATCTGTAACAATAGTAACATCTTTAGGAATCATTGAACCATCGTTCAACCATTTCATTTCTATATGTTTAACATTTTCAACGTCACCAAGTTTCTTGATCGAAGCGTGTTGAAGCCATGTGAAATCGCAGTATAAGAAAACATCATCAGGTTTTTTAGAAAATATATCAAGTGTATCATCCAAAGTACTACATATAGGCTTTTCTACCCATATATCTTTGACACCTTTATCGAATAGTTTTAGAAGAACGTCGTGATGTGTGCTCGCTGGAGTGGTCACAAACCATTTTCCATCCACAAAATCAATATCAGAAATATCTTTGTAATCACTTGCTGTATTAAATGGGTCAACTGTCAAAACTTCATGATCGCTTAGTTTGCTCTTAATAATTTTCCCGAAATAACCAAGTCCTATGATTACACACTTCATTATTAAAGAATACACTAATATACTCTTTAATAATGAAAGTTCCATTCAATGATCTATCTAGAATTCACAATCCTCTTAGGAAATTGTTTCATGATAGTTTAGATAAAATATTGGATACATCTGGATTTGTAAACGATACATTATTTGCAGAAGAATTTAAAAAATATACAGGATCTGAGTATTGTGTCTCATGTAATAGTGGTACAGATGCTCTCTACATCGCCATAAAAGCACTTGAATTACAACATGATTCTAAAATTGCAGTACCAGCTATATCATACGCCGCAACAGCGATGGCTGTTTTGAATGCGGGGCATGTTCCAGTTTTCATCGATGTTGATCCAGAGACTGGTCTCATGTTAGTTGATAAAGTTCATGATGTCGATTGTGTTATCCCAGTTCATTTATATGGACAGTGTGTGGATATTTCAAAACTTCTACACCTGAATATTCCAATCATTGAGGATTGTGCTCAAGCACATGGAGCAAATGTGAATGGACAACATGTAGGTACACGTGGTACAATTGGTTGCTTTTCCTTCTACCCAGGTAAGAACCTCGGTGCTCTCGGAGATGCGGGTGCGTGTATCACAAACGATGAATGTCTCTCTATCAAAATGAAACAATACGCGAGTTTGGGTTCTCCCAAAAATGATCGATATGCACATATAAGTGATGGAATAAATAGCCGAATGGATGGTATTCAGGGTTTATTGTTATGTGAAAAACTAAAACATCTTAATGAATGGACGGAAGATAGAATACGAGTAGGTGAGATATATCGTTCTGGTTCAGACTTCCCAAAACGAAGTTCGGTGGGTAAAGATGTATATCACGTTTTCTATACACTTCAAGGTGACAGAGATGAATATATCAAATTCATGAACAATAATGGTGTACAAACGGGTATTCATTACCCCACAGCCTTACCAGACTTGGAATGTTTCAAAAAGTTTTACACCAATTGTGAAAATGCGAGATTATTTTGTAAATCATGTGTTAGTTTGCCAATGTTTCCATACATGACAGATGAAGAAGTTATATTTACATTAGAGTGTCATAAAAGTTTTCTCCATCAGGAACTTTAAAATTCCCCTTATCATCCCATCGATTGTCTTGTTTTTCGACTGATTTGATATGCCATACTGCAATAGAAGGATCCGGTTTGAGGGAAATCATTTTGGTAGCACCAACAATATTTTCGTGAAGTTTGTTCCCATATTTGATCACACCCGGGTCATTTTTAAATACTCTACATATATAATCCGGCCAATTGATCCAATCAACTTCATTCAATCTATACTTACATTTACGTATCCATTCATCTGTAAAACCTGGGTGTAAATTAATCCTTGGAACTGTGATCAAATCCGCACCCGATTCTTCGATGACAGATTTGATACTCTTAATGAGCTTTTCCTTAGGCATTTCATCGGGGTCTATGATGAAAATATACTCACCGGAACATTTTTTCAGATGAAAGTTGCGATGCTCCGCGAAATCACCATCAAATTCTCTTTCATGTAAGATAACACTTTCTTTGAAATGGGAGAGTACGTCTCGAACTGATTTTGTACTATGTAAAGTATCCAATAGAATGTTAATGTCATCTTCAGGATCCTTCACTTTCTTTAAAAAACTGAGTAGAGAATATAAATCTCTAGCCTCATTACAGACTGTGATAGCATACGTCAAGCGCATGTTTAAAGATATAACCTCAAATATCTTTAAATATGTTCGGTAAGATCTATGGTCGTTTCTTTCTTGGGCAATATCTAGGACTCACAGAAGATGATGAAAAAGATACAGGAACCCTCTCAGAACTCATCGAGACTTATGATCAATGGGAAACTTTTATTCGGGATGCACGACAGAAGTATGGAAAAGTACAATTATTTACAATGTTTGAAACAACTGATGTACACCCACATATTATCAACTGTATGAAATCATTCGACAAAGTGATTGTCCCATTTGATTATCTCAAAGAAATCCTAGAACGACACGGTATCCCATGTGAATCAATGAATTACTGGTCATCAGATCTCATTCGCTGCAAACCTAAAGTGATTGAGAAGAAACGAGACCCCAATCGTCTCATATTCTTATACAATGGAACCAACGACGTTCGAAAAAATGTCACCACTCTCACAAAATTATTTGCTCGTGTATGTGAAGGTACTGGGCATACTCTCATTGTGAAAACGAATAAGGGTGATGGATTGACACAAAGTAAAAATATTAAAATCATAACTGAACGCCTATCAAATGAAAAGTTGGCATCTCTTTTCAACCTATGTGATTACTGTATAACTCTCACACGAGGAGAAGGTGTGAGTCTTTTGCACTTAGAAGGTGCGTATTTTGGAAAACCGACAATCAGTCATGATGGTGGTGTTTTTAGGGATGTCAAGAATTTTATCAATGTTCCCATGATACCTTTACCATCTAGGGAAGTTCCCATTGATCTCACAGATGTTCCCCCATTCTTACACAAAGTGTTCTATGGAAAATGGTGGGAAGTTGGTGAAGAAGAAACTATTAAAGTTATTAAAGATGTAATAGGTTCATAATAAAATGGTCAAAACTATTGTACATCACCTAGGTCTCGGTGATCAGATTATGTTGAATGGTATGGTTCGATATTTTGCAGAGAAGGATAATGTGGTCATTTTTGCTCAACGAAAACATGCAGAAAGTGTCCAATTTATGTATCGAGATATTACCGATAAAGTTGAAATCATTCTCGTGGATACCACACACCCACAGGAAGTATGGTCACAGGTTAAAGGTGATGTCATTCCTCTCGCAACATATGGCTTACAAGATGAAAATTGGAAATTTATGACACAAGGAGAAGGAAGTTTGATGACAAATTGGGCACATGGTGTGTATATCCAAGCAGGTGTGAATCCTAGTTATATGTACTCAAAGTTTAAGGTCGTCCGAGATGAATCTAGAGAACTTAAACCTGAATATGAAAAATACATTTTCATTCATGATGATGCTGAAAGGGGTCAAGGAATTGATGTAAAAAATGAGTTACCTGTATGCAGACCAACAATTGAATCTACACCTAATATTTTTGACTATGTCACACTAATCGATAAGGCTGAAGAATTTCACGGAATGAATAGTTCCTACAGTTGGATGATAGAACTCATGAGACTTGGAAATCCACAAAAGAACTTTTTCCATATAGATATCGCTCATACATATTATATACCACGAACAGTTAAAACAGTATTTAGTGACGATCTCTGGACATTCGTTTAATGACTTTTTTCTTCAACGATATCCGAACCTTCATCTACATTAATAATTCTTTTCAATCTAGAACGTTCATCGTTGAGTTTATAGACACTTCTAGCCTTTTCTATAAACTCACTGTCAAACTTTCTAAGCTTTTCCAAACACCTGAGGTCATCTTCGACATCCCATAGATCACGATTAACGTTCATAAGTCTTTCCTTTAGAGGTGTAGGAAATTCCAATTTCCCAATCGTTTCCAATTCATGACGTACATTTCTTAATTTATCCTCATCGGTAATCTTTTCATTCTTAATCTCAAGGATCGTAATCTTATCGATGAGTTCTCCCTTTGAAATATTAACAAGCATTTAAAGGAAAAGTGTCCCTATCCTTTAAATGAAAGTAGCTCTCATTACTGGAGCGAATGGACAAGATGGTTCATATCTCCAAGAATTTCTAAAAAATAAAGGGTACATTATAAAATGTTTCAATCGTGAAGATGACATCTTAAATTATTCTAATGTTCGCACATGCATTTCAGAATATGATGAAGTGGAAATCTATAATCTCGCCGCACAAAGTTATGTGGGTACTCACACTAAAATGACTTATGAATTGAATACTGTGGGGCTATTAAACATCCTCGAATCTGTGAAGGAATTGGGTCTCACACACAAATGTAGAATCTTTCAAGCATCTTCGTCGGAGATTTTCGGATCGATAGATGAAGTTCCACAAGATGAACAAACTCCATATAACCCAGTAACTCTCTACGGTGTTTCAAAATTATCTGCACACTTAATTGCAAAACATTACAGGGAAATTCATGGTGTATTTGTATGCTCGGGAATCCTATTCAATCACGAATCACCTCGAAGGAGAGATACTTTTGTCACACAGAAGATTATTAAGGGTCTAAAGTCTGGAGAGTGTTTCACCCTTGGAAATATAGAGGCTCGCAGAGATTGGGGTCACGCGAAAGATTATGTGGAAGCGATGTGGCTTATGCTACAACAAGATACACCCGAAGATTATGTAGTTGCCACAGGAGTCACGCATTCTGTACGGGAATTTATAGATATCACCGTACACAAGATGGGTAAAAAGATTATATGGTCTGGTAAGGGGATACATGGAGAAGGTCGTATCGATGGTAAGGTTGTTGTGAGAGTATCTGAAGAGTTTTACCGACCAAATGATCCTAAGGCACTCGTTGGTAACCCCAAAAAATTGGAATCCCTCGGGTGGTCGAGGAAATACACTCTCCCCGATATCATTGAAGAGATGCTATCCCCTCCTTTAGAGTAATCTCTGGTTTCCAATAGTTCAAAATGAACTCCCTAGGTTCATTCATCCGATCGTGGGTATTCATCTTTTTTTCACTCAGTCGGACATCATCACATATGTACCTCGCTACATCTTTGATCTTGGTAGATTGAAAACTTGTGATATCCACTGAATCTGTAGTATCCAAAATTTCATCATAATTGTCCATTATAGTGGTGAGACATCTCGCACAATCATCTGTATGTAAGAATTGTCTCACTTCTTCCCCATCTGTCATCAAGTCTATGTACCCATTTGTTTTAAACTTGTGGATCATATCTGTGATGACATGTGATTTTTCAGAAACATTCTCCGGACCATACACATTCCAAAAACGTGCAGACAAACCACTTAATTTTCGTGTGTAATGCTCCCCTATATATTTCAAGGTTCCATACACATTATCCATGTTAAACATCGTACTCGAAGCAAATACAAATTTCTTACCTCTGAGAAGATTGAATGTGTTTATCATGATCATATTATTCCTATTAACGAAATCCAAATCAACATCCCAAATATATTTCGCTCCACCAACATCGTATGCAAGAAAAAATATAAAATCACAATTATCAATTATATTTTTGAGTCTATAGACGTTTAATGAATTACTCAAGTCATGATCATTGGTCAGTTTGATGTCCCAATGAATAACATCATGCCCCTCAGCCTTGAGTACTGTACATAGCGCACTTCCTATTACACCTTCAGATCCTAATACAAGTATCTTCATAAATATTGAACAATTCACACCTTTAAATTGAAGTTATTAGGATGGTACCAAAAAAAGACCAGGAAAGATCTCATAAATTTTCTCATAGTATAATAAATGAATAACAATAGTGCTATGAATAACACCGCGAGTACGACCAACAATATGGTGAATACTGCCGTGACTAAAACCAATGGAGTTGGTAAGACCAATGGAGTTGGTAAGAAAATATCTCAAATTGGTAACATCGCGAAGAACATCGGTACCACTCGTGAAACCCTTGACATCTCTTGGAACACTATCGGTATCATCACACTCCTCGGTGTCATGTACATGGTCGCGGCATCGATCGGTATCAATGTCTTCTCTAAGTGTGAGAAGTTTAAGGGTAAGAAGATGCAAGAGAACCTCAACAAGATTCTCATCGCCACTTTAGGTATCGCACTCGCCATCCCATTCACCCTCACCATGACCAAAATGTTCAGTAACGAGATGCCCGTTTTCGTGCTCATCTATGCTATCATGGGTATCATTGGTAGCTCTATAGCCCTCAACTGGACCGTGAATTGTGATGGTACTAAAAAGGAATCTACCACCACCATCGGTGTGAGTCTCGCATCCTTCATCGCCATGCTGCTATTCGGTGTATATTTAATCGCTCCCATGGGTAAGGGTAACGTCGAATGAAACCGATTGTTCTAAATGTATATATTCTCATGATGTTCTTGGCCTACGTGATGCGTAGAGCAGGGACATTTTCGATGGAAGAAAAGGTTAAAATGATCGAATTTATAGGTTACATGGCACTCAACCCGAACAAGGCAATAAACCCGAGCATGGCCAACCTACCATTTTTGAGCTCAGCCTCGGGTGTGAATGCCCCAATTTTATCGGTACTGAAGTTCTCGGATGTGAAGAGAGACGCGAGTGCTAGTGTCGTCACAACACCAGTCGCTGCGACGGCATACACAGGATCCTCAATCTGCTGAATGACATTTTCGCCCGTCATCATCCAGTTTAGAGAACCCCATAGAACACCCTGCATAGCAGCTCGACCATTGAGAACCTCGGCGAATCGAGTCTTCGGGTTGTATGGCGCACTCGAAGGTTCCATGGACGCACGAATCTTAATAGCGCCACGAGTAGAGCGCTTAATATTAAACTTAGTTTCGTAACGCTTGTAGTAGGAAAGCTTTACGGGGGAACAGACAAGGGTACTCATTACTGATTTACTTGGTATCTTTCTCCTTAAGTAAGATCCGGTAGAGAATATATAGTTGAACTATAATACTCGATGACGTGTAAAGTGTTGTCATGTTGAGTCCATATTTCCGGTACTGATACACGAACCATAAACAACTCGTGGTTATACCCACGAGTACGAGGTTTTTCGTATTTATATCAATATCATCTATTCGACGCACCTGGTCGTACATTTGAATAAGACCCAGACCCATCGCGAGACTGGATATAATCTCGTCCATTTATAATATATACAGAATATAAATGGACGTACTCTTACAAAAATTTGCCGGTAAGATTGATGCCCACAGTCTCGTAAAGACGATCGAAGAACTCAAGACCGAATACATCGACGACGGTCTCACGAAGGAGGACATCCCCCCAATCCTGGGTCGTCTCATGATGGAATCGCAGAAGTTCAAGAAACTCCCTGGTCCTCAGAAGAAGAAATTGGTCATCGGGGTACTGTTCCACCTGATTGAACAGATCGACGAAGGTGAAAAAGATTCAGAATTCGAGATTGTTCTCAAATCCATCGTACCCCCAATGGTGGATAGTTTTGCCACGATGCTCAAAACCAAAAAAATGTGCCTTTCATGCCTCGCTTAAGGTTTTACACTGCATGTAACGTAGAATGCGATTTCCTTCACTAGAGGTTATGATTCAATATGGAATCTATACAGTCAAGGAACTCGATCGATTTACTAAGGGACTTACATCAAAAAAGAAGATTAATATCCTAAGTGAGTGTTCAAAATGTGATTTTGTATACAACGGATCAATGTGCCTCAATTGCTACCCATGAAATACTGTCAGGTGACGAGCTACATGTCCAAGGGACCGGTCGTCATCAGCAATAATCATATGTGCGCAGAGAGACAGCTCATTAAACGCCTATACCGAGAGTGTATGAAGAAGGGATATAAACCTCATCAATTTACAGAATGGTTACACAGGAAACATGGTGAAATGGTCATCGAACGTAAAACTGTGTACGGTGACGCTATATCACTCCCATGTGTATTGTGTAGAAAAATAATGGAAAAGTTTGATATATGTTGGGCCGCACATGACGGTGTACGGTGGGTACATAGCAAAAAAACATATGATTTACCCCAATCATTACCAACAGCTAAACAAAAACGGAATTTAGGTTTTGGGTATAATGACCAGTCCCAAAGCTGATTCTAAGTTATTGTGACTTCTTTTTAGAGGTTTAGATCTCTTTAGTTTTAGTGCGTTGTTACCTGTAGATGCATTCTTTATTTCATCCATTCGCTTCATGTTTGAAACAAAGGGTACAGTATTATCCACATATGGCTGTATTTCAATCTCCTTAGCCACCCCAATATCTCGCGTTTGATTTTCACGGAACGCCTCTATCGTTAGATCACCACCAAACTCTTTCAATTTGAATCTATTTGGAGCAGGTTTGACGTGACCTATTTGATTGTACATTTTTTTTCGCATCATCACGATGTTGCCAGATATCACACCACCTTTGGTTATACCATGTTTATCTATTGCGTATGATTTCATACAACTCCAGGAACAAAAATGACCAGCGGTATAAAATTTATTTCGCCTCTCGTCGTGTCTAAATGGCATACTTAAAGCTGTTGTGTCAAAATTATGACAACACCACCAACACCACATAAATAGTTTGATTATTTTTTCTTTAATTACTATAAGATGGACAACGTCAGACCAATATATATACCAATTCAACAATCAGGATCTAGCTCAGGGAAAGCTGTAGCTTTATTACTATTGTCGGGGGGTGGGTTATTGTTACTCTTACTTTTTATCGTCGTCGTGTTGTTACTCATTTATAGACAGCGCCAAAAAGGTGCTCTCCAGAAGACTGCCGATGCGAGGATGTATAAGAGAATTCCTGAAGTGACACCCGAACAAATGAAAGAACGGGTACGCATTTCAGCCGAAGAGACGGGTCATAACCCAGATGTATTGGAAGCAGAATTGAAAAAGCAAGTAGATGAAGAGGATAAGAAAAGTTGTATGGTGAATCCACTCAGGAATGGAGAATGTAGTCCAAATTACACATTAGAGAATGGGTGTTGTTATCCAGATGCGAGTGCCCCACCAAATCCAAATGCGGCGAAAGTTGAATTGGTTAAAAATCTCACGATCGCAGTTGGTGGTGGTATGATCGTTGAAGCGATGTTAGTTGCCGCTGCCACGCGAGCCGCTGGCACTGGTGCGAGGGCTGGTGCCGCTGGTGCGAGGGCTGGTGCCGCTGGTGCGAGGGCTGGTGCCGCTGGTGCGAAGGCCGCGAAGACTGCCGTTACTTCTGCGAGGGTAGCCGCGGCGGGTGTAAGGGGTGGTGCAGCGGCTGCAAAGGCTACTGCTACTGCGGGTAAAGCTGCTATGTGCGCTTCGGGTGGTCCCATTGGTCTAGCAGTTCTCGTAGTTATGTTAATATTTGACGCGATATCCATAGCACTAGATTTAACCGATCAAGGTGGGTATGATTCACAAACAACCAATAGCACCCTAAACAAAATTAAACGCATAATAGATTACGAAACTCAAAAAGCTCTAGAAAAAGAGGGTATCGAGTATCCATTACTTTTCCCATTAGGCGTCGCATATCCCGAAGATTTTGGAGCTGCGATGGACTATGCAAATACACAAATAAATGAAAAATATATGTTAGAAGAACTTTTAAAAGATGATGCACTTCTCGATATAGTTGCCGATTATACTGGCGAGGTAGAAGCGAACCCAGACGCTGAATTACCCGAAGCGTTTATAACTTTTTTATCCGGACTTCCAATGCGTTTCCATTTGGAACGTGATACACTTTTATTCCAAAAACTTCAGGAAATCTTGGGTCCTAAGAGCTACATGATAGAATTATACGAAGAATTGAGCACACCCAATCGTATCGCTGTTACGTTATCTCAGCGGGGTGTCCAAGAATGGAATGATCAATCTAAAGAAACTTGGTTCGCGAACAATGATCTCTTCAAACAACCAGATCCCCCACCAGCTGGTGAAGATCCTATGGCAGCTTTATACACAGATACATATTACGTATATGAGTCCGGACCATCGGATGATCCAACGATGGTCCCAAGAACACTCCCAAGTAAAGTTGCCATCGCCGGCTTCTACGGTAGTCTCGTATCCTTTTGTGAAAAGTCAAGAAAAATAAAATCAACATCACCCACAATAAATCCACGAGATTTGGGTGTTAAATACCAATACGATACAGGTGTGTGCAAACTTACACGGGAATATTGCAGCCGCTACGGTCTTGAATTTAAAGGTGACGATTGTCACTTGAGACCCGGGCAAGGTGTCGCTGAATTGATTTTTGGTACAGTCGTAACACGAGAATTTATTAGAGCTTTCACATCCCCTCCTTCATACGCTAAGAAATCTGAGGGTCCCGCCACCGTGGGTGCCTGCCCACCAGGTATGCGTGATGATGGGATAAACTGTTGGCTCGACCCAGAATATAGAGGTCCGGGAAGTCCTATGGGATGTAAAGATGGTCAAGAAAAGAAGGGTCAGTTGTGCTACTCCAAGTGTCGCGATGGGTACAACTCGAGTGCTCTTGATTGTGAAGGATCTTGTCCAGAGGGGTCGGAAAATTCTGGATTCCATTGTACCCAATGGATTCACTCGTACATTCCCGATTGGGATTGGAAAAAATTTAAATTAAAAGGTTGCCGCTCTGGATTTAAATACCGCGGAACGACATGTAATGAGGAGTGTCTGCCCGATTTTGATTTTAGATCGGGTGCGGTGGGTTCTGCATTCTGTAATAAAACGAGAGGGCGGTACTCGAGAGCTGGTGATCCTAAACCATTAAGTACGTGCCCATCCGATAAAGAAAAGCAAGGACTCGTGTGTTATCCAAAATGCTCAAATAAGGGAGACCAAGGACAGTATAAATATAACGGTGTTCTCGATTGGTGCCAGCCCGAGGGAGCGGGTGGTGTCAAGAAGGGTCTCGACGATCGGTGGGAATGTCCCGAGGGGTCTTCGAGTATAGTCGGAATTTGCTACAAAGACTGTAAGCCAGGGGAACGAGATGATGGTCTATTATGTAACCCACCCTAATTAATTTCTAAGAGTATATAAATTAAGAATGGCATCAGCGGCCGCTAGATCTGCTGCGAGTGCTGCGAGCGTTGCAAGTACCGTGTCTAAACTTGATTTTTCGGGATTAGTTAAAGGTCTTCCCGATGTAACAAAACTAACAAAGTTGAACGACTTGGCTAAGCTTGACCCCAACTTTGCCAAACAATTGGATGGGCTTACTGATGCACAGAAACTCTCCAAATTTGATGACCTCGCCGAGGCGGGTGCAAAAGCGAACAAATCGACTTTTCTCTCGAGGAATGCGAATACTTTACTCGCGGGTGGTGTCGTCGCGGGTGGTGTCCTTTACCTTGATCAACAGTATGCAGACGCAAAAGAGGCGGTCAAGGATTGTATGAAAGTGTGTCTCCCTGAAAATTGGGATGATCACGAATACGGTGATCTTAAAAGTTCCGAATTAGTGTACAAAGAGTTGGACAACGCCGGTGACCAACCCGTATGTAACGCACAAATACCCGATTGTGGTAAATACTGTGGTGACAAGTGTGAAGAAATTCACGATTATGATGCCCCGGGTACCAATTTCCTGAAAGGTGCGGGTGGGGATGCCGCCGAAGGGGCGACAGATCTCTTCAAAGCTATATTCGGAGACATATTCGGTGATTGGGATGTTAATACGGGTGTGGTGAGTGCATCGTCAAGTTCCTCATCTCTTTGTTGTTGCATAGTCATTATCCTAGCGGTTGTGATGAGTGCTTAATTTTCAAAGAAAAAAACTTGATTGAGTCTATATTCATCACCGAAATACTTTTCATTGGGTATAGACATCCCATGATTAAATTTCAAACCATCAAAAATTACACACTGGTTATACTTTGGTTCTAATGTCTTTATGATTGACCATTTACTTTTACTTCTCCACGGGGTTACATGTTCCCCCAATTGATTATGAATATCTGGAACAATACTTCTATATAAATTAGTTCCACATTCATTATCATTTATGTTCAGATATATGAGTGCAGTATAACCAAAGTCTTTGTGAGGATGCCAGTAATTATTTTTATAATCATTAAACGAATTTAAAATAAATTTAGTTTTATTTGTCATTAACAAATCGTGTTTATATTTTTGTTTTTGACCACATGTGTTCGATAGATATGAATATACAGGCTCTATTTCATCTAAGTGCATCGTATGTCGATAATCAAAGAACCGAATCCCATTCACACTTGCATCACCCATGGGTGCCTCGGGTGCATGAATATTAGGTGGGTGATCTTTTAAAAAATTTACAACTGCATCAGGATCTTTGTAAAAATCGTTTATATAATAAATATTAGAATCCATAAAACGTTCTATATTAATTTTATGGTCCTTATTCAAATCAAAAACGGACATTATTGAATTAAATATACTTAAATTCTTTATATACTTAGATTGTATTTTACTTCTTAAAAAAAATCGTTTGATTAAATCTATATTGATGATTAAAATATCTTTGATCGATTATATTCATACCATGTCTAAATTTAGATCCATCGAATAAAATACAACGATTGAACTTTGGTTTTAAAGTTTTTATAACTTTCCATTTATTTTTAGATCTCCATGGATTGTAACATTCGTAGTAATCTTTATCATCATTCACTACATTCTCATAAATATTTGTTCCACATTCTTCGTCATTCTCTGATAAATAAATGATCGCTGTATATCCCATATCAAAATGTGGAAACCAGTAATTATTCTCATAGTCATTAAATCCAGTACGAAAAAATGTAAAACGGTTTGTAACCACTCGATCTTTTTCATACAGGGGTTCTTGATTACAGAGTTTTTGTAGGTAATTTGTAACAGGTACAAGATCGGTCACACCTGTAAGTATATGTCGCTGATCCATAAAATGCGTTCCATTAAAACTTGTAACATGAATAGGAATATCATTTTGTACATGCATTTCAATTGGTTGTTCATTCATATATTCCACAAGTTTCGTAGGGTTTTTATAAAAAGTATCGATATAATAAATATTAGAATCCATAAAACGTTCTACTACGACTTGCGAACTTTTATCAATATCAAAAATACCCATTCTACTAACTTAAAGAAGTTTTAATTCTTTATACCAATGATTCTTTCAATCGACGTTGGTACAAAGAATTTAGCGTTATGTCTTCTCGATGAAGATTCAGGGAATCTCGTTCGCGAATGGGACGTAGATGGTATCCCCCCCCAACACACAGATGGTGTGTATGTATCACTCCGAAAACACTTAGACGAAAGACCTTGGGTTCTCAGTGCTAAGACTATTCTCATCGAGAAACAACCCGATCGTAACAAAAAGATGGTTTCAGTCATGCATTTTCTTCATGCCTACTTCATCATCAAATGCCCCCAAGCTGAGACGATCCTCTATGATGCGCGCCACAAGATCCCAGATGTTGCAGGTCCCGGAAAGGCGCAGTATAACAAGAGGAAGAAAGTTGCCATCGAACGATGCGAAGCCTTTATCCGTGGTGGAAAAACAAATGCACATTGGTTGGATACATTCATCAAATCCAAAAAGAAGGATGACTTGGCAGATACTGTGATGCAAGCACTTTCATTCGTGAATAGGATTGAAGTCTTACCAGCTTCCAAAAAGAAAAAGACTACAAAGTTGATCGCTCGTCGCCCAAATGAAAATCAAAAGATGACAAAGTATTCAAAATCAAACTTGGCTTGGATTTATTTAAATAAAGTTGAATGTGAAGTTCTCGAAAACAATAAGAGGTTCATGAAAGACCTCAAGAGGTATTACAGAGACCTAAGTGAATTAATTCTAGCAATAAAGTAAAATGTCTCTCACCATCCGAATGTCCGCCCCCGTCAACAAACCCAACCTTGACAAGGTTATCAAGAGTAACAAGCGTCTCAAATCAGCCTTTCATTCCCAGAAGAGTAAAAGATTGAACCATCGTGTAGCCCTCGATGAGCTCGATACATTCATGGAACTCGTGGATGATGCCATGGATGCCCTGAATGACACAAAAGTTGATATCGAAAAAACACAAGCGAAGTTGTACAAACTTTATGATTTTTGTGGAGAGGTACCATTCGATGACAGTTGTGATTATTAAAGAATATAATTATTTATTGTATATATGAAAAAAGTACTTGACCATGGATTCGTAGAACTCGTCGATCACATGTGCAACTAGGGATATTGAATATTCCATCTTATCAAGTCTCATTTTCTTATCTGTGATGTATGCTTTTAAGACACCCGAGGAGCGTAAAAAAACTGGTTTCATATAATATATGTGGTGGGTGTTTCTATTATTGTATTGTTCCTATCTTATCCTAGGTCCTCACTGGGAATCAAAACTTCTCAAGGGTGAAAAACTTGCCATCGTTGATAGTAAAAGGGAACTTGGACGACGTGCAATCTTTATATCTTATGTAGCCCTTCTATTCATCGCATGGTTTTTACTCATGCCTTCTCAATCATCTTTCATGAGCGCGCTCATATTAACTGGTATGGCGACAACTGGTTTTCATATCAAATATGGTCCTGAAAAGCCCATCCCGACACATCTTCTATTGACAACATTCCTTCTCTATCAAGGATGGTCATACATGACGCTTCAACTTTGGCTCACAGTGGCACTCGTGACATTTTATACGTTGATACATGAAAAATTATATATCTCTTAAAAGTAGAATGAAGATTCATATCGTTGGAGCTGGGCCCACAGGGATGTCGCTCGCATGGGAATTACTCAAGTCAGGAGAACACGACGTGACTCTCTATGATCGAAAAAAATCTGCAGGTGGTTCATGGTGGGAACCAGACGAAGAAGTTAGAGATCTCCACGCACACAGGATCGTATTTGATCGTGCCTTTGTGAATACAAAGTCTCTCTTTAGTGAAATGGGTATCGATTGGGACGATATATTTCTACCAATTGATGATGGCAATGATGCATCATTTGCACTCAAATCTCTCAGTGTGAAGGACTATGGCACCTTGATACCCCTATTTGCGAAAGTACTCATACAACCAAATAAGTTCAAAAATGTATCACTAAAAGATGCAGTGGGAGAACTTTCTGAGAAGGGTCAGACTCTCCTAGAGACCCTCCCCCTTATTATGGATGGTGTCACTTGGGATGTCATGTCAGCCTATGAATTTGTTAAAAATATAGATCATGTTGGTTTATCTAAGCCATACACACAAAAGGTTTCCGGTAAAGTCATGTGTGATGCGATGGAACAAGCAGTGATGGACGCTGGTGGAAACTTTGTGTTCAAAACGGAACTTGAGAGTGTCGCGTATGGTGAAGATACATATATGGCTAAGTTTTCAAATGGTAAAATCATACAAGATGGTATGCTCTTCTTGTGTCTCGATAATAGCCCAGCCATAGGATTTCTCGCTGAAAACTGGGGTCCAGATGCAGAGAAAAAGGTGAGTGAGAGTACATACGGTGCTATCAATATTCTCCTCGACTATGAAGATCCCATCAAAATCAAATCAGATCTCGAAATTGCTGCGAAAACCAAATGGAAACTTCAACCCAAGGTTCTATCAAATGGTAAGACTGTATCATGTGTTATTTGCAATCTCACAGAGGATATTCTTAGAACGGACCCAGAAGGGTTAAAGGCTGAAGTCCTTAGGCAACTCGAACTCCAAGAACCCAAAGAGGTACGCATTGGTTGGGGCGCTAAATGGCAAGGTAAAACTTGGGAATTTACACAGTCCTCGGGAGTCCTCAGTCTTCACGGACAACTCCCTTTCTTTGGGAAGTGTCCCAAGGTTGCAATGTGTGGTATGATGTCCCCTAGGAAGACACCCTATTCGAGTATCGAGGCGGCGGTGGAAGTCTCCAGAGCTCTAAGTCATCAACATTTTGAGACGAGGGAACCTCTTCAACCTATTATTCTCTCACAAGTTTTGCTACTGATTGTGGTACTACTTATAGTTTTAATTTTAATATATCGTAACAGAAATCAATGAAGTTTTTAGGTACCGTCCATGAACCCATGTATGATTTCAATGATAAAAAGTATATCCGTTTTATAATTCCCCAAAACTCTGCAGAAATTATACAACGAATGCATACAAATAAGTTACACCTACTTCTGAATAAAAATGTGGATGACCCCCTAGATGGGAGGGTTCTAAAAGTGAAGGTGCCGTTCCGTTATAGGAGAGTGATGTGTGAGGTCAAAGGACGTCCTATTCAGTCTCTAATAAAGGATGATGAAGTTGAAATTGTAGTGGACTTTAAAGGGGTTTGGAATGTTGGTGCTTATTCAGGCTTCTCTTGGATATTAACTTATATATCGTCATCATAAATCTCTTCCGCCTTCATCGGCTTTTCTATAATCTCAATACCCGCCTGTTTAATACCTTCATACGCACGGAGAGTTCCCTCCAACCTATAGATATCAATGCGCATTTTTTCAATAGCCTCTCCTATAGAACTAATCTCTTTTTCGACTACAATTCTCATTGTATTTCTAATTCAAATTGGGTATTCATCTTTAAGTATTTTTAGTCATTTAAAGTTTCGCATAGTTAAATATTCAATAGATGACAGTTCTCACGAGAACTGGCTATTTGGTGAGTGAAGGGCCAATCCAAGAAATTAAAAAAGAACTTACCGTAAGACCCGTGGTCAATGGGGACTATGGATTTCCTCCACCACCTTTCAAGGTTTTCAGACCAACTAAGAATGGAGTCTGCATTCCAAGATTCTATGGAACTGATAAGCTTGGGGAGCCTCGGGAAGACAAACGTCCCGAACCAGCCCATATCAAAACCAAATTCGTTGGACAACTCCGAGATGCTACACATCAAAATGAGGCACTCACAGCAGCAATTAAAGCAGGGCATGGTGTCCTTTCTCTACCATGTGGCTACGGTAAAACGACGGTATCCTTGGCCATAGCGTGTAAGTTGGGATACAGGACCATGATTGTCGTACATAAACAGTTCCTAGCTGACCAGTGGAGGGAGCGTATCCAACAATTCTGTCCAGGTGCCACGATTGGTGTAGTACAACAGGACAAAAAAGAGGTTGAGTGTGATTTTGTCATTGCGATGCTCCAGTCGTTGTCCCTGAAGGAATATAGCTTTGCAGACTTTGACTCAGTAGGAACGCTCATCGTAGATGAGGCGCATCATATTTGTGCTAAAGTTTTTAGTCAGAGTTTATTTAAACTCTGTCCACGACATATTTATGGACTTTCTGCAACACCAGAGAGGAAGGATGGTCTCACAAAGGTTCTTCATTGGTTCATGGGACCAACATTCTTCGCAGTTGAGAGAAAAAACCAGGAACAGGTTGAGGTATTTCCAATCACATTCGATTCACCAAACTATAGAAATCCACCACCCTCGATGCGAAACGGAAAAATCTCCATGCCCAACATGATTACAGAAGTTGTCGAGGATCGAGCGAGGAACCAAATGCTTGTTGAGTTGGTGAAGAAAGCATCAGCTGGCACGAGGCAGTTACTAGTTCTAAGTGATCGCCGACAACATTGTGAGTTCCTTCATCAATGTTTCCCCAAAACCTCAGGACTCTACATGGGTGGCATGAAAGAGGCTGCCCTTCAGGAGTCCTCTAAGAAAAAGATCATCTTCGCGACGTTCAGTCAAGCCCATGAGGGTCTAGACATTCCCACTCTAGACACGGTCATTCTAGCATCACCCAAATCTGATATCACTCAAAGTATTGGGAGAATTATGAGAGAGACGAAGGGTAAGAAGAATGATCCCCACATCTATGATGTTCATGATCCTTGGTCAATCTTCACAGCGATGTATTTCAAGAGAATGAAAATCTATAGACAAGGTGGTTTCAAAATACATGGGAAGCATGTCGAAGAAAAGAAGAGTGACTTCCCTCAGGGAAAGTGTCTGTTTTTATAATCTAAATAATAATTAAATGTCTGGTGCATTAATACAACTTGTCTCAAAAGGTGTTCAAGATGTATATCTGACAAGTGAGGAGGGGCATTCATTTTTCCGTACAAAATTTACACGGCACACGAACTTCTCTCAAGCTCCTAAATATATCAAAACTATTTCTGATAGTGACACATCTATTACTATCCCAGTTTTAGGTGATGTTATCAACGGACTTTGGTTTGAGTCGGGTAGTAGCAGTGGTGATAACATTGCATCGAACCTTTTTTTCAATTCGACGATCGATATTTTCATAGGTGGTCAAAAAATCGATTCCCAACATTTTGATTATTACAGTGAAATATGGCCAAATTACCTAGCTGATACATACAACAAGTCACAAGAACTCAATAATAAGGCTTCTTTATCCAATAAATATTTTGTACCCCTCCACTTTTTCTTCTGTGATCACAAGGCATTCTTACCCCTAGTAGCACTCCAAAATCATCAAGTTGAAATACGAATCAATTTTGATCCAGCTACAATTGCAATCATCCCAGCATCTGAAAAGAAAGCTATTATGTATGGGAACTACATCTATTTAGATACAGAGGAGAGAGAAAGACTTGTAAAACGTTCTCTAGACCTTGTCATTACACAGACACAACGAATTGAATTCCCTCTCAACAGTGTTCTCGATAATCAAACGGATTCAGGTGGATACAATACCCTAGATATTTCTAGTTTCAATCATCCAGTGAAGTCACTCTTCTTCGGATTTGGGACATCTCAAACCAACCCCGCAGCGGATCGTTTCACATTCAAAACCGCTGATATGTACATCAATGGGACATCACTCCTAGAAAATATGAGCCCAGTATATTTTCATACAGCACAAAACTATTACAAATCGATATATGGTAAGACACATTTCAATATGCCCAGTCACTCACCAACATTGACACGATACTACGCCTATCACTTTTGTATGAACGCCTCGGATTACAATCCATCTGGGTCGTGTAATTTTAGTCGCCTCGATAACGCAAAACTCATAATCCGTGGTGTGGAGGCTGTAAATCGTTCATATGTATATGTCTATGCTGTAAACTATAATGTTCTCAGGATCAAGGATGGTTTAGCTGGAATTTTATTCGGTAATTAATGTATATGGCGACACAAGCGGATGGCATTCTCGTCACAGCTGGCCAAATTTATGTCAGTAGTTTAGATGCTGCACCCAGAGAGCAAGATATTATTTCGGGTGTTGCGAGTATCCAAGCTGGTGAGATCAAAGCGGATGAGATTACAGTCTCAAATCTTAACATGTCAGGTTCTCTAACTGCCACTGGTGATATGGATCTTACTGCTTTCACAAATGTTTTTCAAATGAGTGTGAAACAAATGGGTATAGATGTTATCACCCCAAGTCACGATTTTCAAGTTGGTGTATCTGATGTTATCATTGATCGTCAAAGACCAAATATTGTACAAGTGACTGGTA